ATAATCTGGTATTTGTCCATCATGGTAGCTGCTGTAATATATCTGTGAGCTACACGATGATATCCCTCTTCATTACACAGGACAATACACTTAGCACCTTGCCATGCAAAGCCACCCTCACTAGCTACTAGTGAAGCATGAAAGGATGTCTTACCAGTGTTTGGTCTGGCCCCTACCTCAATCAAATGACCCGCATTTATACCTTCTACCTTACGTGTAAGGGTAGGTATATTAAACGTCCATTGAGATTCAAGATCCGTCAAGGCAAGAATAGTATCAAGGCTGATATCTTCCCACTCCACATTTAGGTTAGGGGTAAAGTCATCACCATACTGCTCAAGCAAATTACGTAACGGTTCAAGACTAGACTTGTCACCATTTACATAATCAAATCCAAGGTTAGCAATATCCTCTCCCACTACCTGTTGAAATAGTTTAGATAACACTTCTTGTGCTATATCATTGCCCATAGGCGATTCACGTTTAACCTGATTAAACAGATGGCTGTATGCCTGTTTCTGTGCGGTAGTAAGTGTTGGATTGTTAGCCATAAACAATGCCTCTATTTCATCAGGTGTTACGGTACGTTCATACCTAGTCATTGCTGTATCTATTGATTGTTTTATTTTTCGCACATCTTTGCTAAACAATCTGTCTGGACATTTAGCTCCACGATGTTCGTGGTAAAACTCCTTGTCCATCAGACTGCGTACAAGTGATAATTCCATATTATTCTCCTAGCTCTGTCAGTTTCATCATGTCGGTTTCATTTCTATATTTAAGGTCATCGGTCAAATATAATACACGTATCTGTGTTACATGACCTCGTAGTTCTTTCGCAATTGCTAGTGTCTTTGGTAAAGCATCAGGGTCTAGGGCAATTACTGCTGTTGAGAACTGTGATAAGTACGCCTTGTGTCCCTCTGATAATGATGTACCCAACACTGCTACCCCGACATATACATCACTACCTCGGCATCCAAGTCTGTCTGTTGCACCAACAATAGCTGCACTCACACAGTCCTCAACAACTACAGCAGTTTTACCATACCCACATGTATATGGCAATAGGCTTTTTCCATATCTTTTCCACTTAGGTAATCGTTTTGATAGACTACGGCCTGTAGCATCTACCATTACATTACCTTGCATAATAGGGAATACCACACGATGTTCCTTTACATCGTAAAGAAGCCCTAAGTGTTGCGGGTCAAGCCCCCAACGATTACAAAATGGCATGATGATATCGTAGTCAGTTACAAAAGATTCTGGTTTTATAAAACCTATAGAGTGTGTCTCTTGTGCAACACTTCCAAGTGAGCTACGTATATCTTCTGCTGATAGGTGCACACGTTTACCACCCGACACAGAGCATCCAGCTTTGTAACAGTTCCATAGCAATGATCCCATGTTGTTAGTGATAGTAAACGTCTTGTAGCCACCACACTCAGGGCAGTTCATACGTTTAGTCTCACCGTTACTAAGTGATATATCAGTAATTATATTTCTTATATTCATATGTATCACTTTCTATGTTGTTAGTTTCACTCAAGGATACACTTACATCACGCATTGTCAATGCATTATTTGCACTAGTGTAGGAATGTTTTAAATAAGGCTTTACGGAAGCCATATGTGTGTGTCCTGTAACAGACATAATCTGATTTATTGATACACCTTTCTTATCCATTTGTGTAACTCCTGTTCTTCTTATGTCCATAAGGCGTAGTTCCTCTGGTAAACCAGCTAATCGCATGACCCGCCTACCTACCTTTGATAGTCGTTCCATAGCATATGGATTATACTTACCATCCATAGGTCTAGGATGAGGTGCTACATATTCTTGAAAACCAAAGTCTTCTTGTTGTTCTTTTAACATATGTAAAAGATTGTCCGATATAGGCAGATTTACTTCTGCCCTGCGTTTACTTTGTTCCAGTTCTAATCTACCGTAGGTAAAATCTATATTATCCCATCTCAAGGTACGCATATCCCCTAGTCTTTGACACCATTCATATGCCATTTGTACTATTAGTCCTATGTTTCTGTACTCAAAGTCTGTGTAGGCCATGTCGAGAAACTTAATAACCTCACCATGTGACCACGTTACTTTACGTTGCACAGTATTCTTTCTTTTGATATTAGTCCAAGGGTTTTGGGTAGCATGTTCCATTTGTATAGCATAATTGTACACTCTACTAGCACAAGTAGCTGCATGATTAGCAAAACTTATACCACGTTTAACCCAATCTTCGTAGGCTTGCTTTGCAATCTTAGAGGTGATTTTGTCATACTTACGCCATCCCATAGTCTGATGTAGAATGGTTAAGAAATATCGGTAATCAACTTTAGTTGTATCACGTAACATATTAAAATCATTAGACTGATAATAATAGTTAATCAGATCTGTGACCTTGCTGCTAGGTTTAACTGTTACAATCTCAAGTTGTTCTTGTCTCCACTTGTCAATACTATCATTGTGTTGTTTAACAATCTTACGAACCTGTTTTAAATCAGATCCATAAGACTCCCTTTTTACGATACCTTCATCCACCAATATTTGTGGTGGATTAAAACGATACGAGATGTCACCAGAAGGTGACACCCGTTCTTGTACATACCTTGGAAGTATAGGCATTAAGCAGCTTCCAGAGCAACAAACTTGTCATCAGATACCCACTTAGATACCTCTTGTTCACGTGACCACATGCTTACAGCTTGTGTGTCATTGCCAGTATTACGCAGGTTAAACCCATTACGTTCATCTGCATAACTAGCATAGTTAGTGAAGGCAGAATACAATGCCCATTTATTGTGACCACGTTGTGAAGCCTCTTGCATATACAAACTATACATCTTTTCAGCCTTACGTTTAGACGTAATCATGCTCTCAAGCAAGGAGCTTACATCTACATACTTGAGGTCAGTCTGCGCCCACACTTGCATCTTACTGGCTTCTTCATAGAAGTCCTTACGTGCTCGTGTCAGTTCATAGATAAAACTTTCCATAGTAAAGTTAGATGTATTCTTCTTACGCACCTTGTCATACTCACCACGTATCATACCGTTAGTGCAGAAGTAATCAATCGCACCAAAGAACACTTGGTTGCTGCATGATCCATCAATACCATGTAATGATATAATACGATTGCCAATCTCAGTGCTGTGTTTGTCTGTCTCAATGACAGTTTTCATGTTGGGCAGCGTGATGTCAAGCATAGCCCATGCACCATTACGTGCAGTACGCCAATGTGTATTGGCATTTGCCAACTCATAGTCAGACAGTTCTTCTGTCACTGTGTCAAGGACACCACGGTAGAAGTCACCATGTGATGCACAAGTAAAGGTGTTACCTACTACACCAAGGTATTCACCTGATGTAGCATTGATGACGTATTTCTTGTCCTTCACTTTGGTAGGCTCAAAAGCTACGTCAAAGTCCATGTATTCTGGTACGATATTCTGGTGATTAAAATCAAAAGCCATACTATTTTTCTCCTTATGATAGGTATGTGGCAACTGTGCCATAGTTATGCAGGGGATACCACCCCTATACTAGTAACGATAAGATATTTGTAGAACAGGTGTGCCTAATAAGACACAGTTTTGGTTTTGGTATTTGTCTATCTGACCAATCATCGCAAGGATCATCAGGCGGCATCGGTTTCTGATCCTGTGGTGTGGATCGATATAAATATACGTGTGCCATCGCCATCACTTTCACTGTCTGAGATGAGGCGTACTTCATTACCTGCATCAGCATATTGCTTTAGCTTTTGTATGCTAATGCGTTTGTCACCACGTTTACCACTGCGATAAAATATGATGTTAGCTTCTGTGCCATCAATGTACTCACCTATGATAGTGAACTTGTTACGTTCAAACACACTCTTTTCAGAGTTATAATATTGTTCTGTAAAGAACTTGTCAGTGTAGTCCATACCAAAGTCTTCATACAAAAAACTTTGTACAGTTTTGTTGGCGTCAATGATACTCTTATCAAGCATCGTTTTAGTTAGTTTAATATTAGCTGCCATTGTTTTCTCCTATTGCAATACTACTGGTGCATCATAGACATAACCAATGTCTGCATACTCGTCTGCTTCGTATTCTGCACATGATACGAACTCTACTTCTTTGTCTGGGTGAATGTGCTTTGCCATCAGGACTGCCATACTGCAAGCACTTGCCCAGCTATCAATGGCAGGAAAGGTATCATCAAGTGTGATACAACTCTCCTGTCCATCAATCTCTAAGACAATTTCATATGCTTTAATGCTCGACATTATAGTACCATGCACGAT